AAAAAGAGGGAGATAGAGAAGAATATCTTTTATATCCTCACTTTCTAAGGCAAGAACTAAAAGTTTTTCTTCTTTAACTAAAAATGGTCGATAATGTATAGGTTTTTGGGTCGAGGGTAATTCCAACTCATACGTCGGTGTCGCAATCTTTGGTAATGGCATAATATCTTACAAAGAGTTCAGTGTGTTTTATTTAGCAGGTCTTAATTAATGTCCACCAGAGGGTTATTTAAGATATCACCAAGGTCAAAATTAATAACTGGAAGTGGGCCCATAATAGGATTATTATTCTTAGTCTCTACCACATAACGAGAGAAATTAAAGTTAACTGTACACTTTAATAACTGAGATGCCTCATAAGTTACGGGCATTGAATTAATACTAATAGGATATGCTTTTAAAAACCTATATTCTAACACTCTATCATAATCCTTCTCAAACTTTTTAACGTAAATAGATGTCTGATATAACTTAGGAAAATTTACTCTATAAAAATAATTATCAGAAAGAGGACTTACATCCGTACCATCATTTAAAATATCTGTATTCGTTTCATTCTCTCCTGTAATATAACTGATCCACTTCTCAAAGAAATTAATAATCTTATAATCATGATCAACATAAAATGTAAATGAAGAAGTGGCATCATACTGTCTTCGATATGCATGTCTTTCTGTCATACCAGTATAATCATTCACAAGTTCATGAGTTGCTAAGGAAGTTCCAGGTAATGCAGCTTCTGAGCAAGATAATGACCACATTCGATCATCATTCACTTCTCCTGTAGGTAAAAGAGCTCTTACTGCAGAAGGAGGATAAAACCAACATTGAAAATGCGAAGTAAGTGCAGGATTTAAAATAGATGCTTTTAAATCTGATAATACTTTCTTATGCGGTCTTGGAGTGACCATATTCCTATAAATACTACTACTGATATAGTATGTATAATGGGAGAAAGTAAAAAGAGTTTCTTCAGACCCTCTTTTCCCAGAAAATACAAGGGAAATCCACATAATATTATATGTCGTAGTACATGGGAAACCAAATTTTGTAACTACTGTGATTTGAATGAGAATATTCTTGAGTGGGCAAGTGAAGAATTTTTTATTAAATATGTCTCTCCTGTTGATAATCGGTTTCATCGTTACTATCCAGACTTTCTTATCAAAGTCAAAGAAAGCACAGGTGAGATTAAAACTTATGTGATTGAGGTAAAACCCAAGAAACAAACTCGACCTCCTAAAAAAAGAAAAAAGGTGACTCAATCATATCTCTTTGAATGTAAAACCTATGCTGTAAATACAGCTAAATGGAAAGCAGCACAAGAGTTTTGTAATGATAGAAAAATTGAATTTAAAATTATTACTGAACAAGAACTAGGAATTTATAATGGCAGATGAATTAGAAGGTTACTTTGAACAATATGAACAACAGGTAGGTGATAACAGAATTGCACCTATCATGGATGAATTGAAGGAGATGAGTGATCCTGAAGATATGATGCTTCTTATCATGGATACATTAAAAGATGTAGAAGTAGTGCCTGATGTAGGACAGTATTATACTTTCATATACACTGCCAAAACTCCCCGACTTACATATGATCAACACCCCCTTGTTGCAGTAACTGATATCCAAAGATGGGGATTCAGAGGCCTAAATTATCATTGGGGTAAGTTCAGAAACTATACATGGGAAGAGATAGGAGGAGTCCTCTATGTGGTTCGACCCAGTGAAATAGACGACTTAAAAGATATATCATATGCCTATTTCCTCACCACTCTATAAATAAAGAAAAAAAGATAAATGAGCGAACAGACTAAAACTGTTACTACAAGTAATTCCTTTAAAATATCGGAGGATGATAAGGCGTGGTATAGGCAATCTACGATTGGAACTTATTATTATGTGGTAACAAAGTATGGAGAAGGAGAAAATATGACCTTTGATATATCAATATATAGAAATGAGGTAATGGGTGATACATCAGATGTAAAAATTGGAAGTGTAGAGGAGGGTACACTCACTTTAACCAATCTCAATGAAAAAGAAAAAGAATATCAAGATCATATAGAAAAAACTATAAAAAATCAATTAAAAAATACTATTTCACACTTAAATAACTCCTTTAGTGATGATCTAACTAACCAGAATGTGGAACAGTTAGCAGAAACCGCAGGAGTAGAAAATATTGCAGTTGATGGAACTGAGGAGAGTGACGAGAATGAAAAGACTCCTGGTTTCTGGGAAACGTTTGACTGGGATCTTGATAAACTGAACTCTAATTTGACTAATATTAATATTGAAGGAAGACAATTTAGAGATACATACAAAAATCTTTACTATCCTGAAGGGTTGGGAAGTAACAGACAAGATAGAATTAGATTTACTCAAAAATATACTGCAGGACGAAAAATTAATCTGACTTTCGGTAGTAATACCAAAGTTTTCCAAAGAGAACCAGAAATAAAAATTGACGGATCAGTCACTCTTCCGATTGTAACAGGAATTGGAGATCGTAATGCAGTAGACTGGAAAGACGAAAGCCTTAACCCTATTCAAGCACTTGCAGCTGGAGCAGCAGTTAGTGCCTTTGAAAATATAAAGAAAGGTGGACTCAGCAACGCATTTAAGGATGCAAGGGGGGCTTTTGCGGAAGCACAGGGGCAATTTAAAAACCAAAAAGATGTAGGGGATGATATGGCAAAAGCAATTAATGTATATCTTGCACAACAAGCAGTAGGTGCTCAAGGATTATTATCAAGGGCAACGGGAGCCATTCTAAACCCAAACTTAGAAATGCTTTTTGGTGGACCTAAATTGAGAAGTTTTGGATTTACATTTAAATTATCTCCAAGAGATGCATCTGAAGCATCTCAAGTACGACAAATTATTAGATTCTTTAAACAAGGAATGTCTGTTAAAACATCCTCATCTAATGTTTTCCTTAAAGCACCTAATACCTTTGATATACAATACCAAACATATAATACTGATGGAAATTTGATAGACCACCCATCTATTAATTTCATTAAAACATGTGCTCTTACTTCATGTGATGTTCAATATACTCCTGATGGAACCTATATGACCTATGAGGATCCATACAGAACTCTAACATCTTATCAACTTACTCTCAACTTCAGTGAACTGGATCCTATATTTGATGATGATTATACTGACTTAGATAATAACGACGATCAAGTACTAGGTTACTAAAATGGCATCTTATTTCCGCAACATTCCAGACTTTGAATATGTTAGTCGTACAACTGACACCAAAAACATTTCACAGTATCAAAAAGTAAAAAACCTCTTTAGAAGAGGTAAACTAAAGAATGATATTTTTAATGATTTAACTTATTTCACCAAATATCAAATTGTCGGTGATGAAAGACCCGATAATGTAGCATACAATGTATATAATGATGAAACCTTAGACTGGGTAATTCTTCTTGCTAATAATATTACCAATATACAAACGGAATGGCCTCTGGATCATCAATCTTACTATAATTTTCTAATTGACAAATATGGAAGTGAGGAAGAAATTCATGGTGTTCATCACTATGAAACTCAACAAGTAAGAGATACCAATAGAACGATTATTGTCCCTAAAGGATTAAAAGTTCCTCAAGATTATTCTATTGAATTTTATGATTCAAGACTTGACTCATACACTACCGTGTCGAATATAACAACTGAGATAACCAATTATGAATATGAAAACAAAATTGAAGAGAATAAGAGAAATATCTATGTCCTAAAATCAGTTTATCTTAATGTTATTCTGAATGATATGGAAGAATCCATGTTATACAAAGAAGGTTCCACCCAGTATCTGAGTGAAACCTTAGTAAAAGGAGAAAATATTAGATTATATTCCTAATTATTCCTCTGCAAGTTTTTGGAAATAAGAAAGAGCATCATCCTCATCTGAACTAGCAGATGCTACAGGAGCAGCAGCCACGGGTTCTTTACGAGCATTGAAGTCTGGTGCATAAGAACCACGACTGTTATCTTCCTCTGCTACCTCTTCGTCTATACGACGTGCAGGTTGCTTCTGTCCT